ACCGTGATGTCCCGTGGCTGCAGGGCCAGACCCTGCTCGATCGCGCCGTACTTTTCCGGGTTGTGAGCCAGTGCCGTCACTTCGTGGATGCCCGGCTCGCTTTCGGCGACCTGCACCACCCTGAACAGTTGGACGTCGACCTGCGTGGAGGCCAGCACCCAGATGGCCCCCACCTGTGGGGCCGTGGAAAAAACACTGGTCACGCCGACCGTGCGGCCAGACAGGGAGCCGACTTGGCGCTCCTCCACTGACCCCGTGGGCAACACCACCGAGATGCGCCAGGAACCTGTCGGCAAATCCTGGTCCAGCGTGACGCTGGTGGTGGCGGCTGCCGCGATACGACCACCCAGCCTCAAGCCACCACGGCTGACATCTGCCACCTTGATCACATCACCCGGGCGCACCACTGCACCTTCGAGCCCGGTGCGGAAGGTGATGATTTCCGATTCGGACTGCTCCGAATACAGCAGCCACTTGCCCACCCGGTTGGCCTGGCCCCGGGAGGTGCAACCCATGGCCACAACATCGGCCTGCACAACGCCGTAGCGGGCAATACCCGCCATGTCCTCGACGTATTCCACCTTCTGGCGGTAGAAGTCATCCGGGTCGGTCCAGCTGACCAGGGCTACGGTGTGCCGTGCTTTGGCTGAGGACCCCTGGTAGGCGAATTCGCCATCGATCACATTGGCGGCCGTGAACTGGTAGACCGGATCCTGCGGCGCATCCTGGGTGACGGTGATGGCACCGCCCGACCAGTAAGCCATGCCCCGGAAGATCGAGGCCATGTCCTGCACCACTTTGTAGGCCTGCTCGCGGCTTTGCAGGTACAGGTTGCAGGTGAAGCGCGGCTCATAGCCGCCCAGGCCATTGGGAACCAGCTCGTCACAGTAACGAGCCACCCGGTACAGCGCCCACTTGTCCACCTGCGACTCGGGAATGAAGCTGCCCAGTCCGTAGCGGGTACTGGTCACCAGGTCATAGAAACACCAGGCCGGGTTGTCCGTCCAGGCCACCTTGAAGGTGCCGTCCCAAACCCCGGCATACGACCGGGTCTCGGGGAAGTAGTTCGAGGGGATCCGAACGCGCAGGAGCTTCAAGTCATAGCTGCGCCTTGGGATCGAGGTGAATTGGGATGCATCCACCCGCAGGGCCATCAGGGCGCTGTTTGGGTAGCGCAGCTTGCTCTCGATGACCTCGGTGTAGGACTCCAGAAACGTCTTGTTCTGCAGGCTGGTCTGGGTCGAGTCGGCCGTGATGCGGCGCAGACGCACATCCCAGGGGCCCGTGCCAGTCAACGGGATGTAGTAACTGCGCTGGTAGCGGGAAGTGGTTTTTCCCGAGACCGTGTCCGAGAGAACCTGCACAAAGCCTGCGCCGTGCGCCTGCACATCGATGGCGTAGCTGACCGAGGTGCCGTTCAAGTCTCCGTTTGTCGTGTCCTGCAGCGTCAGGGTCGGGATGCTGACCTTGATGCGCACGGCATCCACATCCGGGTCGTTGATGGTTCGCACCACCGGCTGGTTGGCCTTGCATTCGACCCCCACGGCCACCTCGTTTTCGACTGAAGAAAAGCCAGGGATGTAGCCTTGCTGCTGGGTGCCGGGACGGGTTTCGAGCGTGACGCCCGTGAAGTTGTAGCTGCCATCGGGATTCTGGATCGGGGTGTCGTCCAGGTAGACCGACTGCAAGTCAGCGGCCAAGCCTTCGATCTCCCCCTCGCAGACGAGGTCCACCACCCGGGCATAGGCCTTGGAGCGCAGGCTGTCGGGCGCTTCCTGCGCCACACGGGCGCTGCCGCCACCACTCTTGCCACCACCTCCTGCGCCGATGATCAGAGAAGCGCCATGGGTGCTCATATCGGGATCTCATCCACATCAATGCCCGCGCTGATCACGGCCGAACCGACGATGAGGCGGCCGTAGCCCACCGGTACAGGGTGTCCCTGCGCCGTGGTGTTGACCGCCCCGTTGAAGACATAACTGGGCTGGTTGCCTGGGCGCTCGGACGGGTCCTGCGCCTTGGCCGTTGGAGCAATCATCTGGGCCACACCACCCAAAATCATGGAAGTGCCCACCGAATACAGCGTGGCCTGAGACAGAAATGAACCTGCTGCGGCCCAGCCCATCGGGTTCCACCATGACACGGCGATCAGCGCAGCACCCAAAAGAATCTGGCCCAGACCGTTGCCTCCTGCCCCGGATACGACCGGGGCGATGGTGATGCGTTGCTGGCCACTGGGCTCGTGCAACCGGTCCAGGCTCAAAGCATCACGCCCGGCCAGTACCCGGTAGCCCACCCCGCGCTCACCCGAGGCCACCAGCTCCCGCTCGAAGCCGGAAAAGTTGGCACAGAGGGCTCGCACGGCCTCGGCGGCTGAAGCCACCGCCATCTTGTGGCGTCGCCCGAAGCGCTTGCCCAGTTCACCGAGAAGAAGGATCGTGACCATGCAAGAACTCGTGTCTCAGTGTGTGGGTGGTGATCTTTTGCCAATAGCCGCCATAGACATCGCGACTGGAGAGTCTTCCCTGCAGGTGGTGCAGGATCAGACCATCGCCCAGGTAAATGGCCGCGTGATTCGGTACAGGCGAAGCCACCTGCATGAGCAGCACGTCCCCGACGTCCATGTCGTCTGAACTCACAGCAGAGAACCCTGCTGTTTCAAAGTTGTCCAAATAGAGATTCCCGCCGCGCTTCCACCACTCGTCAAACCGGGTGAAGTCCGGCAGATCAATGCCCCGCTCCTGGTCATACCAGTCCCGGATCAGGGAGTAGCAGTCGAGCACGCCATGGGCCCACTCGCGCCCAACCAAGGGAGCAACGTAGCCCTGAGGCTGCAACTCGATCCACTGACTGGCCGGGAAACTCACGATGAACCAGGGCAGTGCCGTGGCCTCGCATGCCACACGGTCAGCCTGACTGGGTTCGGCAGGCAAATTCGGGTGGGAGTGAAACACCCCCACGATCTCGCCAAGCTGGTCAGCGCGCACATAGTCCTCGGGGTGGATCACGAACTGATCCGTCCCCACGCCGATGTTGCGGCACGGGACATAGGTCTCACGGCCCTTGCGGATGACCAGCAGGCCACAGGCCTCGCGGGGAAACTCCCGCGCAGCGTGGGCCAGCGCCAGCGTCTGGTTAACTTCAAGCATCATCGGATCAACCCCGCTGCAGGAAACCCGCCGAAGGGCAGCTCGGCATTTGCCCCAAAGCGTTTCTGGCAGGAGATCAGGCGTTTGCCACAGGCGTCCTGCGCACGCGAGCTCACGGTCTCGTCATTGGCATTGAAGTACGCGGTGCCGCTGTAGCCGCACTCCGATCCACGGTACTGCCAAGGGCAGACGTTCTGCACGATCTGACGCCGGGGCAGCGACACCCCTTCCAGATCAAAGGCAGCGGCCAATTCGAACTCGACCACATCGCGGGTTTCTCGCGACTTTCGGTCAATGAAATACACATCGTCGGCAAACTCGGCTGAAGGGTCGGCCGTGGGGTTGGCGCCTGAGGCAAAGTTCACCGCATCCAGGTACTTCAAGAGCGTGCGCTTGCGGGTGACCTTGGCCCCCACCAGGTCCTGGTAGGACAGGATGAGCGCGGTGATACTGCCCGTGACGTTGGCCACCTTGAGCTTGGGGCGCGGCACCTGGCCGTTGCCGTTGAACTCGAAGCCTTCGGCCTGGATGGGGAACGGCTCATAGGTGTTGCCCTGCCAGACCACCTGGCGGCGCAGCTCGTTGGTTCCTGCATGAAACCGCACCACCCCCTCGTTGAAGAGAGCGAGGTCCAGTACAAAGAGCTCGATGACCGCACTCGGAGCCAGCTTCTGAATTTCTGAGGTGATCGATTGGCTGGTCATGACAGATCAAACACCTGCCGGAAAGTGGCGTGGATGTTTTCCAGATTGGGTTCTTCGATGCTGCGGCTCCATTCCTCGCAGAGGAACTTGCCCGCAATGCCGCTTGGGGTGGTCCAGTCAAAGGACTGCACCGCGCCCCGTGCGCGCAGAAAGTTGTCGATCGCAGCCGCGTCTGCCGTGGACTTGCCCCGAAACTCGAGCGACCAGACCTCGGGCTGGGTGTTGATACCGTAGGCCAGGCGCTGCTCGTACCCGTCCCCAAAGGAAACCTTGCGGACATTGGGTTTGACGGTGAGGGATGCCCCGATCGAGGCGATCCATGTGAATGTCGCCATACTGGCCTCTCAGTTCTTTTCCAATCAGCCCATCCTTCGAGGATCCAGCAGCCCTCCTGCTCTCTTCTGGTTGAGCAACTCCTGGCGCACCGCGCTGGAAATCGCCCTGCCCAGCTCCTTGCCCTCGCCCGCGTTGGTGGTCACCCCGCCCTCGACCACATTGACCGAGACGTTGAAGACATCCCCGCCCCCAGACGAGGTCTGGCTCATGGTCACCGGGATGGATCGGCCGTCTGGCAGCGGCACATAGGCCTCGGCCATGGAGCCCTCGCCAAAGACTGCGAGCTGCGGCGTGGTGGCCACCCCGCCACTGGCGTACGCCCTCAGCGGCAAAGGGCCCGAAGAGGTCATGACCCCGCCATCTGCAAAGCCGAACAGGCTGCCGAGTGCTTTGGCCATGGGCAGCGTGACCGCACGCTGGATCTGGATGCGGATCAGGTCCGAGATGATAGAGGTGGCCAGGGACTTGAAGTCCAGCTTGCCCGTCATCACGAAATTGGTGAGCGCATCGGTCATACCGTTGAACGCCTTGGTGGTCACCGCCTCCATCTGCTTGCCCACCTGCTCGGTTTCTTCACCGAGGGTGCGCAGTGCCTTGGCAAAGCCTGCGCCCGGGTCCGAGAGTTCCAAGGCACGCTGGCCCAGTAGCTTCGCGCCATCGGCAGCCTGTCGGGCCGCCTCTTCAATGCGCCGGAAAGATTCGGCCAACTTGTCGTTGCCCGGGGTGGCTTCCACCATTTCCCGGGCCTTGGCTGCAAAGTCAGCCAGCTCGTCCGCACTGGACTTGCGCGCAGCGGACAGGCGCCTCAGGGCATCAATCTCACTGATCGAACCGGTCTCGCGCAGGACCTTGATCTGCTCTTCCGTGGCGCGCAGTTGGCCCTGGCTCCTGGCCACCTGCTCCTGCAGGTCCTTGAGCGTTTCGCCGGGCAGCTTGATTTCCCGTTCGAGGTTGGACTGCTGGGCTTCGCGCTCAAGCTTTTCCCGGCGCAGGGTGATCTCCGAGAGCTTGTCCTGGAGCTTCAATTTGTCCTGGGTGGTCTTGGCCACGGTGGCCAGGCCCCGTTTCAGGATCGACTCTTCCTGCGCATACAGCTCGGCAAGCCGGTCCGTGAATTCCTGCTGAGCGTTCAGCCGTGCCTCGCTAGCTTCACGATAGCTGATGTAGCCCTGTCCCTCGTACAGATCGATGATCTTCTGTCGGTCCTTCAAGAGGCCCGTCTCGACATCCGTCAGCCCTTGCAGCTGCTTGATGTCGCTCTCGATCTTGGCCATGGCCGCAGCAGT